GAGCAGTTGGATTTAATAACGGATCTACTGTTCTTGGACTAGATGGAACTACTGGACTTGGAGTTACTGCTGGTGGTAATATTGGAAGTGGTGTAACAATTAGTTCTTTTGATGTTGATTCTACTAATGATGGATTGCACTTCAAAGTTAATCATCGTGCTCATGGTTTACATGCGTTTAATAATCTAGTTAAAATAAGTGGAGTTGATCCAGATGTTCCATCAACTAAATTGACCACTGATTATGATAATGATTCTACATCAGATATATCTGTGGTATCATCATCTAATTTTGAAACATTTGAGGGAGTGGGTGTCGGAACCACCAATTATGGTTATGCAAGAATAGGAAGTGAAATTATCTCATATACTGGTGTAACTAATGGTGCTATCACTGGTGTTACAACTAGAGGTATTGATAACACAGTTCAGTCGAGTCATTCATCTGGTGAATTAATTACAAAATATGAACTTTCTGGAATTTCACTCCGAAGAATTAATAAAACTCATGATATGAATAGTCCAGCTGCGACTGTTCCAAATGATAAAGGTTTAGATTTCTATCATATTAAAGTTGATATGAATAGTGACGGAACAGACAGAAGTAGTGGAACTTTACCTGATAGATTCTTCTCATCAACAAAACGTGGAGGTGGAAGATTTAGTGCTACACAAAATATACAATTTGAAACTATCACACCAAACGTAACTACAATGACACCGCCAGGAACATCTGTTGGTGGTCGTGTGAGAACTATATCTGCTACAAGTGTTGATGGTTCAGAATCATCATTTGCGGATCAAGGATTTGAAGCTGTTGCTATCGATGAACAAACTCATTTTGAAACACCTCGAATGGTTGCATCTAAAGTAAATGAAGATCGTCAATTATCTGATTTGCCAGGCAATAAATCTTTAACATTTGAAGTTTTAATGACAAGTGATAGTCCTAACGTTTCTCCTGTTGTTGATTTAGACAGAGTTAGTACAATTTTAACCACAAACCGAATTAACAGTCCAGTATCAAACTTTGTAACAGACAATCGTGTAAATCAAACTGGACAAGATCCTTGTGCATCAACTTATGTTTCAAATCTAATTGTCCTAGACAATCCAGCAAGTGGCATAGTAGTTGATTTCGCTGCATATCGAAGAGTTGATAGTGATATTCGGGTATTCTTTAAAACCATTGAAGAAGGTTCAACTGAAAATAGTATGGATAGAGACTTTGAATTATTCCCAGGCTTTGCTAATACTGATCAAGATGGTAAGATTATTAATCCTGATAATAATAGTGGAAAACCTGATGATGAAGTAACTCCTTCACTTGGAAACGAATTTAAGGACTATTCATTCAGTTCAAGAGAATTACCATCATTTACAAAGTTTCAAATTAAGATTGATATGGTTGGAACTAATCAGGCACAACCACCATTTATCAAGGAACTTAGAGCCATCGCAGTTGCATAATGAGTAATTATATTCCAGTTGAGGGGAAGTCTGAATTTTATCGAGATTCAGACTCCACAGCGATTATCAATCGTGATAGAAAAGCATACCTTTCGTATATGAAACGTAAAAAGGATGCAGAAAATAAAAATAGTGAATTAGACCAAATGAAAGAAGATATTGATAATGTAAAGGGTGAATTGGGTGAAATTAAAGGTCTTTTATCTACTCTCGTTCAAAAACTAAATAATTAGAAAAATGGCACAACAACAGATAATCACTTTTGATCCAGATGTCGCTGTTCCATATGGTGTTAATCTTACTATATTTTCTGGTGCGGATTTTAACACTAGTTTTATAATTAGAACTTCTGCTGGTTCAAGTATAGATTTTACTAACTATACTGGAAGAAGCAATATGAAAAAGTCTGCGATTGGAACTGCAAATACTTTTGGTGTATCACTTGGAGACACAGATGGAAAAATAACTCTATCTATGGGTTCAACTGTAACTAGAAGTTTAGCTGAAGGTAGATATCTATATGATATCAATGTAAGTTCTGGTTCTACTTTCTTCAAAGTTATAGAAGGTAATGTGCTTGTCAGAACAGGTATTTCAACTTAGAGGTGAATAATGGCTCAACCAAGTTCAAGAGATGGTTTAATCGATTACGCAAAGAGACAGCTTGGTTATCCTGTCTTAGAAATTAACGTTGCAGATGAACAGTTTTCAGATCTGTTAGATGATGCTATCCAAGTGTATCAAGAGAGACACTATGATGGTATCGCAAGAATGTATTTAAAATATAAAATTACACAAGATGATATTGATAGAGGACAAGCAAGAGGAGGAGATACAACTTTAGGAATCACAACAACCACAACAACATCAACAGTTGGTTTGTCAACAACTTTTGATTTAGAAGAAAATAATAATTATATACAAATGCCTCCATCTGTGATAGGAGTCAATAACATATTTAAGGTTAGATCAGATACAGTTTATGATGGTTTATTCAATATTCGTTATCAGTTATTTTTGAATGACCTATATGCTTTCGGTTCGATTGATCTTCTTCAATATGCGATGGTTCAAACTAAACTTGAAGATATTACTTTCTTGTTAAATCCAGATGTGAGATACAGATTCAATATTCGTCAAGATCGTCTTTACATTGATGTTGATTGGGCAGCTGCAGTAAAATTAGGTGATTATTTTGTTATTGACTGTTTCAGAATTCTAGATCCAGAAGATTTTACAAAAGTGTATAATGATCAGTTTTTGAAGAGATATTTTACTGCACTATGTAAAAAACAGTGGGGTCAAAACTTAATTAAATTCCAAGGTGTTCAATTGCCTGGCGGTGTTCAGTTAAATGGTCGTCAGATATATGATGATGGTGTCAAAGAAATAGAAGAACTTAGATCCAAGATGTCAAGTGATTATGAAATGCCTCCACTTGATATGATTGGATAATGTTAAATCCGTTTTTTCTACAAGGCTCTGAAGGGGAGCAAGGTTTAGTACAAGACTTAGTTAATGAACAACTAAGGATGTATGGTATTGAGTGCCATTATATTCCTCGTAAGTTGGTTACATCTTCAACAATTATGAAAGAGGTAACTGAGTCTAGATTTGATCAGGCATTTCCTCTTGAAGCATACTTAATGAATATTGATGGATATGCTGGACAAGGAGATATACTAACAAAATTTGGTGTAAGAGTTACTGATGAGGCAACTTTTGTAATATCTAAAGAAAGATTTGAAGAGGCAGTTGCTCCATTTTTAGAACAGGATGATGAATACACATTATCAAATCGTCCAAAAGAAGGAGATTTGATATTCTTTCCTTTAGGAAAGAGAATGTTTGAAATCAAATTTGTAGAACATGAGAAACCATTCTACCAATTAAGGAAGAATTACGTTTATCAGTTACAATGTGAACTCTTTGAATACGAAGATGAAGTTATTGATACAAATGTCAATGCGATTGATGAGGTTGTTCAAACTGAAGGTTATATTGCAAGATTAATTTTATCGGGTGTTGGTAGTACTGCGACTGCAAATACAACTCTTAACTTTGGTGCTGTTCAACAGATATTCTTACAGAATGATGGTTATGGATACCTCACCGCACCGACTGTTTCAATCAGTACATCACCTGGCGTAGATGCGACTGCGGTTGCAATCATGACATCTCGATCTGGTATCGGAACTGCTAAATCTATCGATAAAATTCTTTTAATCAATCCTGGCGGTGGATACATCGGAATACCCACTGTAACCGTGCCAGGCACTGGTATAGCGACTGCTGGCGTGACAACTCTAGGTTCTGTAGGTATTGTTACAATTACCTCTGGTGGTTCTGGTTATACTACTACACCAAATGTTGCGATTACTACTGCGCCATCAGGAGGAACAGATGCAACTGCTGAGGCCGTCATGGTTGGTGGAACGATTAGTGCAATCAGAATTAGTAACGCTGGTAGTGGATATACAACTGCACCAGTAATTACAGTTGGTGCTGCAACATCAATAGGAGATGGTGATTATATCTTTAACGAGACAGTTCAAGTCTCATCAGATTCCTCAGAGACTGCAAGAGTTAAAGTATGGGATGCAAACTCTAGAACTCTAGATATAAGTATGTTAACTAAGATGCAATTCCAAGTTGGTGAAAAAATTAAAGGTCTTGAATCAGGTGCTGAATATGTGATACTATCAGTTGATTATGATACACCAAACGATTATCCAAATTCACAATATAAGGCGGATCAATATAACGATAATGCAGACTTTGAGACTGAGGCTGATGCAATTCTAGACTTCTCTGAGGGCAATCCGTTCGGAACATTCTAAATAGTTAGAAAGCTTTGATATGTTAGGTACTTATTTCTATCATGAAATATTAAGAAAGACGGTTATCGGTTTCGGTACTCTCTTTAATAATATTAACATTCGACACAAAGATGCGAGTGGGACAACTTTTAGTGCTTTAAAGGTGCCATTGGCTTATGGGCCAATGCAGAAATTTTTGGCAAGAATTCAACAACAACCAGAATTAGACAGAGAAACAGCAATAACTCTTCCTAGATTATCTTTCGAGATGCAAGGATTACAATATGATCCAACTCGTAAGACTGGAATCGCACAAACGTTCCTTACAAAAAATGGAACTAATGCGAAGAAAGTTTATATGCCCGTTCCATACAATATTGGATTTGAACTTAGTATTATGTCTAAGTTAAGTGATGATGCGTTACAGATATTAGAACAGATTCTTCCTTATTTTCAACCATCATTTAACATCACTGTAAATTTAATTAGTTCAATCGGTGAGAAAAAAGATATTCCAATTGTTTTAGAAAGTATTAATTATAGTGATCAATATGAAGGTGGTTTTGAGTCTCGTAGAACGATCATTTACACTTTATCATTTACTGCAAAAACATATCTATTCGGGCCAGTTGCAGATAATCCAGAAGGACTTATTAAGAAGGTCGATGTTGATTACTACACTAGCACTAATGTTAAAACTGCAAAACGTAATATTAGATATAGTGCAACACCAACTGCGAAACAAAATTATGATGATGATACAGCAACAGTTATTGATGGTGCAATATCTGAGAAGGTAACAACCTTTAAGGTTAGTGCAACCACTGATCTTGCTGCAAATCAAAGGATCATCATTGATACTGAGATTATGTTTATCAGAAGTATCAGTGGTCAGAATGTGACTGTATATCGTGCATATGATAATACAATCGCTGCGAAACATGAACACAATGCAGCTATCGGTGTCCTCAGTGCAGTTGATAATGCATCAATTGAGTTTGGTGATGACTTTGGATTTGATGAAATGACATCATTCTTTGCTGATGGTAAAACATCTAGTCCTTCTCAAGGTATAGACATTTAGGAGAGTTATGAAAAATTTTGATTCTATCGAGGAAGCACTTAACGTTGATACAGAGGTAGTTGAAACTGATAAGATTGAACCTCGAAAGAATCAACTTAAAAAGAGTGATCAAGATGATTCTGAAAAGGATTATGAATACAGTCGTGCAAATTTATATTCGTTAGTTGAAAAGGGACAAGAAGCGGTAAATGGTATATTAGAATTAGCTCAAGAATCAGATTCTGCAAGAGCATATGAAGTTGCTGCGACTACAATTAAAGCAGTTGCAGATACAACAGATAAATTAATTGACTTACAACAGAAGATGAAGGATTTAGAAAAAGATCCAAACAAAGGCCCTACTAATGTTACAAACGCATTATTTGTAGGATCAACAGCAGAGTTATCAAAATTAATTAAGAATCAAAATAAAGATGATAAATGAAATCTCCAGAACTGACAGAATTTTTTAGTCTTCTTGGAAAGGCAAAAAAAGAAAAGAAAGAGGAGTTTGATAATCTTCTCAAGGAAGCCGACATCAATCTTGATGTCATGACTTCGACTGTGGTTACTGGACTTAAGGAGGCGAAGGTAAATCAAAAGAAACAAAA